ATGGCAGCCATGGCACGATGGACATACAGAGCTATTTAAACGAGCACATGCTTTCACAGGGCAAGTTGTTATCATGGTACGTGATGTATTTAACTTTGACGGTGATGCAGGTGATGGTCGTACCGCTGTGCAAGATGATAACCCTTTTGGTATTATTGATGTAATCGCAAATATTGAAAAGGGATTAGCAGAGCACGGTTTTCAAAACGGACATGAATATTTAATTCTTGAAGTGCCAAACATTGTAGACATTAGTTATGGACGGGGTGTAGGATATACATTTACCGAGCACGATTTAGGTAAAGACGTTCATGATATTAGTGCAACTAAAATCCGTAAACAAATGAGGGAAGAAGGAAAACTTTAATGCAAAGTCCAGTTTTTGAAAAGGGCTACCCAGATTATGACGCCGTAAACCGTATGGGCGATTTGAAATTTACAACAGCAGGAGATATGCTAATGCAACAAGAAGCCGACAACACCGCAGCAAATGAAATCCGTTCTTTTATTGAACGCCTTGAAACGCTTGAAGCTGAAAAAAGCGAAGTAATGGACCAAATGAAAGATGTATTATCTGAAGCAAAAGGTCGTGGATATGAAACAAAAGTTTTGAAAAAGATTGTTGCTATCCGTAAACGTAATCGTGATGATGTTGAAAACGAAAATGCAATGACTGAAATGTATATGAATGCTTTAGGAATGTAATGATACGTTGGTATGATTATCTAGCAGCATTTTTAGCAGCAGACCTTATACTAACTGCTGCATTTTCTATCCCTTGGATAGGTTTTGTCGTAGCTTATGCTATGTATGAATACGGTTGGGAAGCATACTGCCAATACAGATTAAAAATGGAAAGATAAAAAAAGGGGAGCAATTAAGCTCCCCAGTTTATTTGTATGGAACGGTTAACCCGTCCTTCTTGTTATTCGTATTAGAACAAGTTAGATACACGAACTCGTCTGTAATACTCGTTAACGTCTCTAGTAAGAGCACCATTACCTTGGGCAGAACCCTCAGCAAATGGGTTAGCAACCATGCCGTAACGAGTTTTGAACCCGATTTTTGGCTGGAAGCTGTTCTCACCAACTGCACGAACCATTTGTAATGGTACATATGGGCAGTAGAAGAGGCCTGCATCGAATGCGCTAGAACCTTTATAGCCTACAACTAAGTAGTTGCTTCCGGCATATGGATCAATGTACACTCTGTAGCGACCGTTAAGCACACCAGCGAAGGTGTTGCCTGTGTCGTCTACTTGCAAGTTGTTGGAGTTAAGAGCTGGTGTGTAATCAAGTACACCGGCCATTTGCAATGCTGATGCAACGTCAGAAGAACAGATAACCATGTTACCTTTACCACGACGTGTACCTTTTGCAATTGCGTTCGCTTCTTGTTCGATTTGGAACATCAAGCCTTTGAACTTCTCAACTGACCAACGACCGTTTGCATCTACATCCAAGTCAAAGATACCAGCTGATGCTGTTCCAGTTGCGCCTGGTTTAGCAGTTTGGTAAATTGTACGAACCAACTCACGGTTGATTTCTACAAGGATTTCAGATTGCAAGATGTTTGCCAATTCTGTTTCAGCGTCAAGACCGTGTACTGCACGAAGGTCTTGTGCTAATTCAGTGGTGTACTCTGCTTTCAATGCACGTGATTTCGCAGTTACCGCAACTTTCTCGATTGAGAATGCCATTTCTGCAAATTCAGTACCATTGCCGTCACCAAGTGCTTCAGCTTCGGTTGTACCCATGCCGCTACCAGTAGTGAACAATGTTGTGTTAGCCACATCACCAGTTTCACCAACTTGTGCACCAGCACCAGAACGTGTAGTATTTGCTTCACCGTAGAATACTTCGTTAGAAGCTGCTTGTGAAGTATGTGTTGAACGCATTGCGAAGATCAAGCCTGTTGGGCCTGTCATCGGCTGAACACCTGCGATGTCATATGCCATCAAGTTTGGCATTGCACGGCGTACCAATGAGATTAGGATTGGGTCATAACCGGCTGTTGGACCAGTTGCGGTTGAACCCGCACCAAATCCACCTGTTCCGGCGTCATTGACTGGTGCTTCTGAAAGCAAGCCTGTCATAGAAGCAGACAAGTCGCCTGATTCCATAAGGGCTTTTTCTGTGTTTTCAAGAATAGTGGCTGTTACCGCTTTCTTGTGGTTGTCTTCGATCGCCGAAAAAGAATCGTGCTCAAGGATTGGGCCCCACTTTTCGACAAGATTTTGATAGTTTGACATTAGTTTCTATCTCCTTGTGATTGACTTACTGTGTTATTTATTAAAATTAAATTTTTCATGATTTTTTTGAGTTGAGAGCCTCAACAAGAGCATTGATTGAAGAATAATCAGAAGCTGGTTTTTTAACTTCTGTATCTTCTGTAATGATCTCTTCTTCCTCAATTTCAGCTTCTTCAGTTACTGCTTTATCAGCGGTAAAGAAAGACTCTTTAAGAATGTTAAGGTTTGAAGTATAATCTTCAATGTCGGCGAAATCAAGTTTCTCAGAAAGCACTTTCAAACGTTCAGCCTGAACAAGTGTAAGGTCTTCTGATAGCTCATCAAAAACTTTAGCAGCTCTATAACCAGCAATACTTTTTGCTAGCTCGAGGTTTTCATCAATCTGCTTATTAGCTTCTGCTTTAAGCGTATTAACTTCCTCTTCTAAACCAGCAACGACGTCAATAGTTTCGTCGCTAACGTCAATGTTATGCTCTTCGAAAAGACCACGTAGACCGTCCATTAGTGATTCTGCCATATCAACTTTGATACCGGATTCAATTGCAAGTTCGTTATCTGTCATCCACTCTTCTACTACGTAGTCAAGATATGAGTCTAGATTTTCAACCATTGTGTCAACAGTTTCTTTAACTTGCTCGTTCATTGTTGTTTCGAGATCTGTTACTTTCTCGTTAACAATTGCTTGCGCCTTTGAGGATGCTGCTTCGTTTACAGCTGCTTCAAACACGAGTGTCGCTTTCTTTTTGAAGTCTTCGGAAATATCCATTCCTTCAAACATTGCAGCTACTGATTCGTCGATAGAAATTACTTCTTCTTCAACGATTTCTACATCAGCATCTACTTCTGATTCTTCTTTCACTCCAGCGCCCTGACCAGGCGTTGCAGTATCTACTTTGTCTGCTTTCTCGGCAGCTTTTTTCTTATCCTTACCGTGCTTAGCAGCGCCGCCTTCTGGGGCAGTTGGCTCAGCAGCAGTGGAAGGATCGCCAAAAGATGCTTTAAATTCTTCAGCAGCCATTGTGTCTTGTGTACTTGACATATGTGCTTCTCCTTTTATTATATGGATTGGTATTCATATTTATTAAACTTTTACTTTCTAAGCGTATTTATAAAGCGTTCAAACATTCTAGAAGCAAGTGCCTCATCAATGGTATGTACGGTTTTCTTATAATGCTTTTTAACTTCCTGTTGAATCTCTTCAACCACTTGTGCTACTTCTTCCTGCTTCCCTGCAGGCAACCAAGAATTCGCTGCTATATCATAATAATATTCAACATTTTCCATAACACCATTAACAAAACAATTTGGACCAGATGGGTCAGTTACGATGTCGACTGTGGCTAGGTGGAAGTCATTTTGTACTTCCATAATACCTTCTTTGTTCATTTTTACAGAACCAAGACCACGGGTTGACACTCCGAAAAGTACACCTTCGTCCATAAGTGTTTTGACAATTTCTCCCATTGGTGTACCAAGTATTTTGGCTTTACCAATAAAATTAGAACCTTCTCTTCTCATTTCAGTAATAAGGTGAGAAACTCTATCGCCATTAATTGCTGGACCATCAGGATGGCCAAGCTCTCCAAGGGCACGCTTAGTCTCAATGAAATCTTTATTATAGCGAACCATTTCTTTTTCAAGAATTTCTGATGAATACATACGCCCATTACGGTTTTTCAGATCTCCTTGCATAAAGATACCTTCAATGAAGTGCGACTTTTTACCAGTCTCTTCATTAATTTCCGTAGAAACGTTGCATTCTTCAATGACTTCTGCAATTAATTTCATTTTGTTATCCCCTTTTGAAACTTATTTATAATAACATTTACATTGCGTTCTTAGCAAAACCAAGGATTTCGTTGAACCCTTTTTTGTCAGTCATCATAACTTGTTCCATTTTACGTTTGTTAGCAGAATTTAAACCTTTAAATAGGGCGTTAATTAGTTTAGCATCTTCGTTAGCTACTTTAATTCTTGCCCCGTCTTTCAGCTTCATATTTCCAGCTTTTACTGCTTCATCAATAAATTCTACTGACTCTTTAATCTTATCTTGGCCGTGATCGTCAGTAGAAGTATTCTTAACAGACTTCAGAACTGTACGAGTTTTACCGTCTGGTGTTGTAGTTTGAACTGGCTTTTTTAAAGCAGACTTTAGTGTTTCGTTAACTTTTTCGTTTTTTTCCCACGGAGCCTTTTTAAGAGTAACTTTTTTCTTACCCTCTTTTGACGCTTCAGCAGACTTGTTAATTTCTTTAGCTAACGCAGCCTTTTCATTTTCACCAAGTTCTTTGGCTTCCATGAACTTTTTCATTCCCATTCTTTTCTTCATTTCGGTGACTTCAACTTCCTCTTTTGCAGGAACTCTTGCTGTTCCTGTTAGTTTAGAAACTGCGTCTGCGGTTCCTGAACGCCGGCGAATGAGTTTAGAAATACCCTTTTTGCGTTGGTTTTCATAACCTTTTTTAACAGCAGAAGATGCACCTGCTTGTCCCATACTGCCTGTAGCAATTTGGTCACCAGCATGAGCTGTATCCATTTGCGCTTTTTTAATATAACGACCTGCCAAACCTTTTGAAATCTCATCGATTTGCTCTGCACTTTCTTCTGCACTTTCACCAACGTTTGAAGTAGGTGCTTTTCTTGAAGAATAAGCTTTATCGTAATTCATACTATCAGCCTGATCTGCCGGCCGCATTCCTGCAGCTGCTGGTGTTGATATAGTACCTTTAAACATAGCATCAGAGTCTTTTACAGGATAGTCAAACTTTTGAATTTCATGCTGAGCTTTGAAACGTTGTTCATCTGGCGACACTGGCTGAGCAACCTCTCCCAGCAATTTTTTAAAAGTTTTCATAACTTTTTCTCCTAATTAATTTTAAATCTATTTATAATAATTTTTACTCATCGCCATCTGTGTCAGGCATATCTGCGTTTTCCTGGCTGATTTGATCTTTTAAATCCTTAGCATCTTCTTCGCTTAATTGTAAAATATGCTTAATAACCCACTCTCTAGAATAGTAAACGCCAACGTGATCTTCAACGTCGCGGAGAGTTTGCATTCTTTCACGAAGTATTTCAGCTTCTTTTAATTCTTCAAAGTAGTTGTCTTTTACGAAATCATAACGAATAGAATTTTTAATTTGTTTAAATTCTTCAGGTGTCATAAGACCTTTAAGAATTAATTGTTTTTCTAGTATATGTGTAAACAACGTAGAAAAACGCGATCTTATTCTATAAATAAACTTACTAAATTTTAATTCGTCACGAGTAATTTCAGTAGACCGTCCAAACGTATTCATATTTTCTGGCTCAAGTCTAGTTAAAGGTACTTTAAGCGCTTTATATAATTTACGTTGGAAGTACGACATATTTTCATCTGTACTTAAAGCCTGAGCTCCACCGCCTGCCATAACATCAACTTCTGTAGATCTTTCACCACCACGGCGTGGGAACCAAAAGTCTTCGGTCATAGTCATCATTTTACGAGCATCTGTAATTTCACCAGTTGACGAGTTATATTGCAACTTGTTTTTATGGCGAGTCATCATATCTCTTAGATACTGCTCAGCTTTCGATTTAGGTAAATTGCCAACGTCAATGTAGAACACTCGTCTCTCAGGTGCTCGTGTAAGAGTGTAAATAACTGTTGCATCTTCCAACATCCTTAATTGGTTTAACGGCTTGATAGCAGCATGCAAGTGTGAAAGAACTAACGAATTATTCTCATTCATTTGCCCTGATGTAACACGTGCAATCGAGTCTTTAGAAATCTTATAACCGCTTGTAGCACCTGATGTTCCAGCGCTTCCACCTTTATCAGATCCAAAACCGTTTTCAGAATACATATAATATTCGTTTTTAACTTTTTTGACTGGGATACCAGAGTGTGGATCTTTTTCTCGTTTATCAACTTCACGAATAAGTTTTAATTTACGAGGATCTACATATCTGAGCTCAACAATACCTTCTTTTAAATCATCATTTTTGATGATCATATGGTAATTAATTCTACCATCAATATAGAATTTACCAAAGGTATCATAAGCCATATTAGAAAAATCAAGAAGTCTTAAAACCTCATCGAATTCTTCTGCAATTTTTGTTTTAACTTTGTCTGGTAAGTCTGTATCGTCTAGCATAATTTCAACGATTTTATCGTCTGTGCTAACACTGATAGCTTCATTAATTACTTCGTCAACCGCCTGGGCGATTTCTGGGTTCATAGCCATACCACGATATTTAGTAACAAGCTCGGACTCGGTACGGGCTGAACCCTCCAAGTCGAGCATAGTTCCATAAAAGCCACCCATTGCGTTACCAACGGTAATAGCTCCATCGTCGTTTAACGGTTCAGCAAAAGAGACCGGAACATTGTCGGCCTCTTCTTCTGATCGCTTTACTTCAAATCCAAAGATTTTCAAATTTTCATTCCTTCATTATATAAAATTAAGTAGTCGGATTACCGGTAGTGCCTTCAACTCTCCATAGATCATACTGAAATGTAACACTAAATTCTTCTACCGCATCTTGGTTTGCCCATCCCATTGTAATTGGTTCTACATCGGTTGGGAACATACCTTCAAAGATGTAAGTACGAAGCGCGTCTCCGTTTTTACTAAATTGTGTAATAAGTGCATTAGACTTATATTCTTGTGGTAATCCACGAATGTTGCCATCGTGAGAGTTGATGAAGTTCATCCACCCTTCCATAGCGTTTCTAATTGCAAAGTCTTCATCGTTGATAATCGTGACTGTCCATGCATCAAATACTCGATCACCAGCATATTTAACCTGGCGACCAAAGTATGGCAAAGTATAGGAACCAACAGTTGATCCTGGAAGCTGAGCCGCATTTACCATGAAAGGTACTTTGACATCAGCTTCCGGAGCAACAGGGTTAGTAACCTGAACTTGGAAGAGCGTAGGACGTGCACCACCACCGACGAGTTCTGATTTGAACTGGTTGATATTGAATGCCATGTTTTTATTCTCCTATTTTGATCTATTTATTACCTAATCGAACCAACAATTTCATCAAACTCTACACCAGATCTTGTTGCAACAAATGTTAGTTCGATAACATTAATTGAACGAGCAGGCTGGATATAAATGTTTGCTCTGAATTTGTTTTGATCTACGACAGCCGGGGTATTTACTGTAGCGTCAGACACTACTCGGAAATCAATAATTCCTCGTCTACCTTGAATGTCTCGTAGAAATGGATCGACAATGTTTTTAAATTGCGATTGAGTGAAATCGTCATTTAGCTCAAATAGGAAGCCCTTAGCAGCAGTGGCAATTGCCTTTTCAACTGCAATAAACAATCTACGTACATTGAGTCTGTCGAATGCACTAGGAACACCTAGGCCTGTTTTATCACCAAATAGGATAATACCTTGACCTGCTTGCGACATTACTGGGTTGACGTCTTTACTATAAAGCTGATCTCTATGTGGCTTAGAAGGATTAAACGCTAGTTTGATAACGTTCTTGATTACACCTTTTCTATAACCTGCAGGTGATTCCCATACTTCAACTCTTGAAGCTAGGCCTGCCATATCACCGTTTAGTGGTGTCCAGCGATATACATCGTTGTATTTGTCGTAGCGATACTTATAGCCGCTATCCATAAATGAGTACGATGAGTTTTGTACTTTATTACGATAACCTAATACACCATCAAGTTTATCTTGAATTGCAGTTTTATCAACTACCGCTTCTTTAGATGGTGATATGAATGCAACACAATCTTTTCTGTAATCTGCAACATTTGAAATGATATAGTTGGCACGAATACCTTCATCATCACCTTTACCTTGTAGTACAAAGCTTAGATCAATTTCATTATCATTTTTCAAAGCATCCCATGCAGGACCAAGAGCTGCTAGTGTTGCTCCGGTTTCAGTATGGTTTGTTGTTGAGTTAGCAGTCGGTGAAGCACCGTTTGCCATAACTTCATACTGACTTGTAGCAGTACTTACAGCTGCTTTAATTAATGCACCACCAACTGATGGTAACGCTGTATTGGC